CATCGGTGAACGTCGGCGGCAAGGGCATGCCCATGGAGCGGCTGGCGATGCTCAGCCAGATTGCCGGCAAGCAGGAGATGATCATCACCCAGACCGGGATGGACAATCCGCTGGTCGGGATACCGGAATATCGGAATACGCTGGCGCGTATGCTGGAGACGGCGAACATTGCGGACGTCAGCAGCTACTTCAAGGCATTGCCGCCGGGCTGGCAGCCGCCGCCGCCCAACAACCAGCCGAGCGACAGCCAGTTGCTGGCGATGGCCCAGCAGCAGAAGAACGCCGCCGATCTGGAGACCGACCGCGGCAAGGCGCAGACCGAGCGGGCCAAGGCGCTGCAGGACGATGACCTGCAACGCGACAAGGCGGCATTGGACGCCTGGACCAAGACGTGGGTGGCCGCGGCCCAGTTCGGTACGCCGGTGCCGAGCCTGACCGAGTTCCAGCAGGCGATGCGGAGCGACGCGCCGCGCATCGGGCTGTTGCAGGACGTGCCGCCGCCGACCTCGCCGATGCAGCCGGCGACCGGCGTGCAGTCGCTGCAGCAGCCACAGCAGCCTGGAGGGCCGCAGCAGCCGCGACCACAGGGACCGCCGCAGGGCCGGCCGATGATGCCGAACCCGAACCAGCCGACGCAGATGCCACGTCCCGCGCAACCAGACCCGGCGACCGCCATGGGCGTCAGGCAGGCACTACAGAGCGGGCAATTGCCAACTGCTTATGGGCAAATCGGAAACAGAGCTATCGCCGGTCTGATAGCTGGACCGGGTGGGCCGCCGTTGCCGCGGCCGCCAAGTCCAGGCGGTCCGCCGCCGGCAGGGCCATGAAATGAATGACGGCCCCAGCCAACTCGACCTCGATGCGGCCGAACAGGACGAGCGCGACCTGCAGATCGCGGTGGCCGGCGCGCAACGGCTGCTGCACGACGACATCCTGCAGCAGTTCCTGTCTGAAATGCGCAAGGTCGGCGAGCAGTATGCCGTCTATGGCACGACGCCGGAGGCGCGCGAGCTCAACCGCGTCAAGGTGCTGGCGATCGACGAGTTGCGCGGTCACCTGCAAGCCATGGCCAAGGTGAACCAGGATCGCATGGACGACGACGAGCGCGCCAAAGCGCTGGAGTAACCCCATGCTCAAACTCGTACGCCGCGAGCCGATGCCCGACGACGCGACACTAGAGGTCTGGCGAGACGGCGAAGAGGTTGTTTACCGCCTGGTCGTTCCTCCCGACGAGCACCTGCGCCACCGGACGGCGAGCGATGTTTCTGAAGGAGTGGGAAGAGTTGCAAAGGACTAATCCCGATGTCTGAGAGCATAAGCACGCCCGCTGCTGACGTGTCAGTTGACGCGCCGGCACCGGTTTCGCCGGCACCCAACACCCAGGCGGCCATCTCCATCTCCGACGCCGCGCGGATGCTGCGCAGCGCCCGTCCGGCACCGCAATCGCTCCAAAGGGATGACGCGGCGCCAGCTGCTCCTGCCGCGGCCGAGCAACCCCCTGCAGCGCCCGCAGAAGCCCCGCCAAGGCGCGCCAGCGGCGTCGATGCCATGGAGCGCGCGCTGGGGCTCAAGCCGGCTGAGGCAGCCTCTGAGGGCGCGCCAGAAGGCGAGGCGCCAAGGGGAGATGGGGCCACACCGCAAGCCTTCGAGTTCGAGGGCCGCCGGCTCTCCGAGGCCGAGCTGCGCCGCGAGCTCAATCTCGCCAAGGACTACACCCACAAGACCCAGCAACTGGCGCAACAGCAGCGCGAACTGCAGGACGCCCACGCCCTGCTGGCGCAGTTCCTGCCGACCATCCAGCCGGAAATCCAGCGGATGCAGCAGCAGTTCCAGCAGACCCAGCCGCCGGACCCGATGCTGAAGCAGACCAACCCCCAAGCCTACGCCGAACAGATGAACGCCTTCTACGAGTCGTGGGCGCATAACCAGCGTTACGTGCACATGCAGCAGATGCAGAACCAAGCCCGCGATGCCGCCATCGCCAAGGCGGTCGAGGATGGCAACCGATACCTGGGTGAGAAGTATGCGTTCTGGTCCGACCCGCAGCAGCGTGGCGAGGTGCAGCAGCACATCCGCCGCTGGGCCACCCAGGAGGCTGGTTACAGCGATGCCGAACTGGATGGACTGACCAATCCCAAGTACCTTGAGACGCTGATGAAGGCGATGGCGTACGACCGGCAGATGAGCTCCATGCCGCGCACCGCTGCGCCGTCGCCGGTGGTTCGGGCAGCGCCGCCGCGTGGCTCGGCCCCACCGCCGCGCCCGGTCGAACAGGTCGCCGCCGCCGCCGAAGCCTTCAACGCCAAGCCGAGCTGGCAGAACGGCGCTGCGCTGCTGACCGCGCAACAGGGTGCTGCGCGCCGCAGCGGCAATGGACATACCAACTGGTGACCATGCTACAATCGGCGTGCAAGGAGTTCGCCCTCCGAGCATCAATGGGTCGGGCGGTGCGTTAGACACTGCCCGGCCCGACTTGCGCCACGCCATGCTGACATGATACTGACACGTCGTTCCGCGGGGGCAGTCGCTGACCAAGCAACGCGGGGGCCGTGACGGCATCAATGCGATGACACCGGGCTGCGCACCGACTGGGAGTCACTGACCAACCCAGCACGGCCGCACCGCCGGTAGTCGCTCCGGATGCAAACCGTTGTCCGAGACAGATGGTCTCGGGCGTAACCGTTTGCCCAGGAGCGACACATGGCATCCCCGCCCACGATGGGCGCTGCGCCCTCAAACACCTACACCCAACCCGGCGCCGCAGGTACTGTTCGTGAGGACCTCGCAAACATAATTTGGCGTATAGACCCCGAGGAGACGCCGTTCGTCTCGTCTCTCCAGCGGGTCGGCGCCAAGCAGATCAACACCGAATGGCTGCTCCAGCAACTCAACACGGCCCAGGACGTGCCGCAGCCGGAAGGCTTCACCGCCGTCATCAGCCCGGCGGTTAAACCAGCCAGGTTGGGGAATATCTGCCAGATATTTGCCCGCACCGTGGCCGTGTCGGGCACGCTGCGCAACGTCGATATCCCAGGCGGCGAGGACGAGTTCAACCGCCAACTCGTGCTGCGCGGCCTCGAACTCAAGCGCGACCTCGAGCTTGTCGCCACCGGCAACGTCGTCAAGACCATCACCGACCCGCGCCACATGGCCGGCATGGTGACCTGGTGCAACAACTGCGCCATCGGCGCCGGCGGCACCGTGCCGGTCGGCGATGGGACCGCAGCCGCCGTCCCCGGCACCTCCTACGATCTCGACCTTGCCCACGTGAACACCGTGACGCAGCAGATCTGGACCGCAGGCGGCAAGCCCACGCTTGCCGTCATGTCGGGCAACATCAAGAACTACTTCAGCACCCTGTCGCAGGGCGGCACCAACAACGCGATCGTGGCGCAGAACATCGTCCAGGGCAGCCCGACCGGCGAAATGACCATCCAGGGCGCGGTCGACGTCTACCGCACCAACTTCGGCACCCTGCAGCTGGCGCCGGATCGGTTCTGTCCGCCACACCAGATGCTGATCATCACCCCGGAATATGTCGAACTGGCACCGTTGCCGAATCGAGACATGATTCAACAAAATTTGGCCGTGACCGGGGACAACACCCAGGGGATGTGCATCTTCGAGGGAACTCTACGTGTGATGGCACCTCTAGCTCATGGTGCCGTGGTCGGTTTGAATCAATGACGCAACGATAATGTATACTGTAATTGGCTCTGGTTTTGATTATACCATGGAAATGGCGAGAGCAGTTCCATGGCAGCATCGAGTAATTCCGGAGCCTAATTCGGGCTGTTGGCTATGGGATGGGGCAATTAACGGTCAAGGCTATGGCGAGGTCAGGCGGGGCGCCAGCACCTATAGGGTGCATCGCTTGGCCTGGGAGCAGGCTAATGGCCCGATCCCAAAAGGCCTGATTGTCTGTCATAAGTGCGACGTCAGGGCTTGCTGCAACCCGGATCATTTATTCCTTGGCACGGACAAGGACAACACACGCGACGCAATGGCCAAGGGACGCTTCAAGGGCGGTTCGTTCTTGAACGCACTCAAGACGCACTGTCCGCAAGGCCACGAATACACACCCGACAACACATTGACCTATCGCGGGATGCGGACCTGCCGACAGTGCAATAGGGAGCGATCCTTGGCGCGCTACTATGCCGTTAAGGGACGAGCAATAGATGCCTGACCGCACGATCCTGGATACGTGGAATCCGGTCACCCGACGATCAACCGAACTGGTGATCGACGGGGAGACCGGGGCCACATTCGTCGTTCATACGCAGGACACGAAGCCGATCATCGAGGCTAACAAACGTGCCTCCAACAACTTCGACCCCTACGCGCCAAACCCGCATGGCATGACCAGGGTCGCATCAATCCCGATGGTGATCTGGCGCCAATGGCAGGCGCTCGGCATCACCAAGGACGAGCGATTGCTCAACGCGGAACTCGATAAGCCCGAGAACCGTTTTCTCAGAACTGATGGTGGAAGGAGACTGATCTAATGGCACTCGGAACCGCACCGCACCAGGACAACCCGCGCATGCCAGCGCCAGGCGAGCCCGGCGCCACCCCGCATTCCACCGACCCGCGCGATCCATCCCAGCCGTGGCTCGATCCGGACGACGACAAGGTCGATTGGGTCATGCTGATGCGCTGCTACCCGCACGCCAAGAGCAAGGAGGATCTGCGGGCTGCCGCGATGAAGGCCGGAGAGGAAGTCACCAAGGCCGCCGAGGCCGCCCGCGCAAGCAAGGACGTGCCGGCAGACGAGCAGGCATCGCGCGAGGGCATGCCAGCACCACCGCCGGCACAACATACATCGCGGGCATCGCGCGAGGCGTAGGAGGCACCCATAGCCTCATTGCAACAATTGCAGGACGATGTGTTGAGTTATCTCAATCGTCGTGACTGCACCTCGCTGATCCCCGGCTGGATCATCTCGACCGAGACCGAGATCGCCCAGACGGTGCGCGCGCGCTGCATGGTCACGGACGCGGTGCAGAACATCGACGCACTCTCCATCGCGCTGCCGGATAACTTCGCCACCATGGAGAGCATCCGCGACAACACCACCGGCGTCCTCCTGGACCTCAAGGACAGCTGGTCAGGCAACTGGACCGATCCCCAGCAGGATGACCGCAACACCAGCGTCGTCTGGTACAATCCAACGCCGCCGGTCAGCAGTGCCTATCGCCTGGTGGCGAACTGCATCGAGTTCCTGCCGCATCCGGAGATCCCTGATCCGCCAGACCCGTCCTGGGTGCCGCAGCAGGTGTTGATGACCTGGTATGCCAAGCCGCGGCCGCTGATCCTGCCGACCGACACCAATCCGGTGCTCGAGACGTTCTATCAGATCTACCTGTACGGCGTGGTCAAGCGCGGCGCGATCTGGGCGCTCGACAACGACCGTGCCGCCCAGATGGATGCCGAGTTCAGCCAGGCGGTGACAAGAGCAAATTTGTGGAAACAACAATCAGACTATTCTGGCGCGCCGTTCCGCGAAGAGATGGCCTGTAGGTTTTAGCAACGATGCCAGTACTCGTTCCTCCTTTTGAAAGCTGGATCGGCCTGGTGGACAGCACCACCGGCGTCGAGGTCACCGTCGTCGGCTACGCCCGCGTGCCGGTGTGGTTCTACACCTGCGTTGACGGGGTCACGCTGGCCAACCTCACCACCGTGCAATGGCCGCTGGCCACCGCAGACTGGGGCACTATCGAGCAGATCCAGTTGTGGAATGCGCTGACCGGCGGCGATGTGTTCGGCACGGTGCCGACCACCATGCCGGTGATGGTGTCGCGCTATTCCCGCCCGCGCATCCAGGCTGCCGGACTTGCGGTGCAGCAACTGCCGCAGCCGCGCGGTTACGGCACCCTGGGCTACGGCACCGACGCCTATGGCAGTTATATCGGTCTGGTGCCGTTCGAGGACGCGGTGCTGGACCTCACCTTCGGGCAGCCGTCGCACGCCTGCGAGACCGGCGCCTGGACCACCCCCGGACCCTTCGCACTGGCAGCGTGACATGAGCGGCACCAACTGGACCACCACACCTAACCACGGCCTCTACAAGCCGATCTACGACATGGACGTGGACGCCTGGGGAGGACATCTAAACTCGAACGCAGATACGCTCGACACCCTGCTTGCCACTACGACCAATCCGACCTTCGTGCCGGTCGCTGGCGGCACCATGCAGGGTGCGCTGACGCTCTACACCAGCACCCCGGCGACCGCGCTGGAGGCCGCCTCCAAGGGCTACGTGGACGCCAACACGCTGCCGCTGGCACCGCAGGACGCCAACACCTACGGCCGCCACATGGGCGCCTGGAGCCCGGTGGTGAGCCTCGGCGGCTCGACCATGACCGGGCCGCTGGTGCTGTCCGGCGATCCCACGGCGGCGCAACAGGCGGCGACCAAGAACTACGTTGATGGCAAGCTCGCCAGTGTGCCGTATGTCGGCGACGTGGCGCCCGCCTCTCCGGTCGGCGGTCAGATGTGGTGGGACAGCATCGGGGGGCAGATGTACATCTGGTACATCGACGCCAACTCGTCGCAGTGGGTCGCGGCCAGCAGCAGCCTGCGGTGATCCATGGCTCTTGATTTCCCCAACTCTCCGACCGTCGGCCAGACCTTCAACAACGAATGGATTTGGGACGGGGTCAAATGGGCGGCGATCGGGCCGGGCTATCACGACGTCGGCCGCAACCTGCTGCACAACGGGCTGTTCAACGTGGCGCAGCGCGGGGCGGGGCCGTGGACGGTGACCAACGGCTATACGGCTGACCGCTGGTCTATGAGCTATAACCTCGACGCAATATCTACTGCGATAGTTGCGGCGCCGGATACCACCCGTGCGGCGATTGGCGATGAGGCGTGCGCTCAGACGTTCCAACCGTCGTTTACCGGCACGGCTGGGGCAGCGGCTTTCAGCTATGTCTCGCAGCCGATCGAAGGCGTTAGACGGCTGTCGGCCAAGACGGCAACACTTAGTTTTTGGGCGTGGTGTGGCACTGGCACCCTTCGGCTTGGCGCATCGTTCGATCAGTTTTTCGGTTCGGGCGGATCGCCGTCCGCGCCGGTCACGAATAACGGTCAATCCGTCGCGCTGACGACAACGCCGCAACGCTTCGCCTTGACGTTCAGTCTGCCTAGCGTTGCTGGGAAGACGCTAGGCACCAGCAACGACGACCACACGACGCTGAACTTCTGGCTTTCATCGGGCACGACGCAGGCAAGTCGCGCCGGCAACATCGGCGTGCAGTCCGGCACTATCGCACTGTGGGGCGTGCAGCTCGAACTCGGCGCCACCGCGACGCCGCTGGAGAAGCTGGACCCGCAGCAGGACTTGGCGAAGTGCCAGCGGTTTTATCAGTCAACGACAGTGGTGTATGGCGGATATAACGTAGCCGGAAACAACCTCAGCACGGTGGCCTATTTTCCGGTGTGGATGCGCGCCGCACCAACGGTCACGCCGGGAGCCAACTCCGGCTTCAACACCGGGGCCGTGACCAATTCCCCAGGCCAGGGCTGGATGGTATCCTATGCCACCGTAACCGCGACCGGCTCCGCCGCGGTAAACCAGAGTATGACACTGTCGGCGGATCTCTGACCATGGCCAACGAATACCAACACATCCGCGACTACGACGGCGTGCTGCGTTACAGCGATGGCGCGACGATCCCGCCGGACGGCGGCAACCGCGACTGGCAGGAATATCTGGCCTGGTGCGACGATGGCAACGTCGCCGATCCGGCACCCGACCCTCCCCCGGTCATCCCAACGCCCGATCCGAACGAGCGGATCACCACCGGCGTCGCGGCCGCGGTGGAGGAGTATAACTCAGCGCTGATCCCCGATCTGAAGCCCGACACCTTTGGCGCCACCGATCCCATGGTGATGGCGCGGCTCGATCGCCTCGAGCAGAGCCTGCAGGCGCTGCTGCGGGGCCAGATGACACCGAACCCCGATACTCCGACGAAGCCCAGCATGGAGGCATAAATGGCCACATTCGCAGGCACAATGTTTTCGGGAACGCAAGTTAACCCACAGTGGGTACCGGCCAACCGCGGTGTCTACTACGTGCTCGATCACACCCAGTCGCAGCGCCCGCTGCTCGCCGGCACGACCATCAAAGGCAATCGGCAGGACTATTGGCGCAACACGGGTCGCTGGGGTCGTCGCCGCGGCCTCGGGCCGTTGGGTTGGATTTTCCATGTTCCGTTCGATCCGGCCGCGACCTGGGTGGTCAGCACCGCCGGCGACGGCGTGGAAGGCACCATCGCCTCACCCCCGAGTGTGATGAACCCGCCGGCCGGCATCACGGCTTAGAGACCGGAGAGTGTGAGTTGAGGACTCGTGTTCACACGGTTGCGGTCGAGGTAGGCGATCAGCTTGCGCAGCGTGCCTGGGTCGTCGTCGATCATGCCGAGAGCATTATTGCATTTCGTGCAGATCCAGCCTCGGAAGTGGCCCTTCCCGTGGCAGTGGTCGAAGACGATGCCGCCTTTGTTGCCGTCGCAAATTTCGCAGAAGTCGGGTCTCGGCCGACCGGCGAGCACCTCCAACTCGGCCAAACGCTTGGAGTTGCGTCCAATGCGATAACCTTCTCCTCTGGATTTACGTTCTTCGGCATGTTCCGCTTCGTATTTCCTGACGGCTTCCCGGCTCCTATAACGAGCCCTTGCTCTGTAGGCAGCAGCCTTTTGCTTCGCTGCATCGGTAGCGATGTAACGAGCCTTGGCGGCCTTCTGTGCCGCTCGCCGCGCCTCATCAGTGGTATATTTGATCTTACCCATTCGATCTTTCTCCGCATGATCGGTGGTCAGGAATGGCGGTGGCGTTGGCGCGCTGCCGCCATTCCGCTTCTAGCAGAAAGTCACTGACAATGGCAGATACAAACACACAATATCTAAATCTCGTGAAGCCGGAGGTCGGAGCGTCTCGTGACACATGGGGAACGAAGTGGAATACTAATCTAGACACAATAGACCAGTTTCTGTTTATGGCAATGCCGATCGGCTGTATACTTGATTACGCTGGACCCAATCCGCCCCCTGGTTTTCTGTTCTGCGATGGTCGTCTGATCAGCCGCACCACCTACTCAGCTTTATTTGCCGTCATCGGTACCTACTGGGGCAGTGGCGACGGCAGCACCAACTTCGGCCTGCCTGCCACACCGGGCCGCGCGCTGGTGTGCGCCGGCACCACGATCGACCAGGACGGCACCACGCTGTCGTTCTCGTTCACCCAGTCGATCGGCCACGGCAACGCCGCCATCGCCGCCACCAATCTGCCGGCGCTGACGCTGACCTCAGACACCTTCGCCGCGCACAGCCATACCGGCGCCACCGCGGTCGGCGCCAACCACACCCATGCGATGGACGTCCAAGGCAACCACAACCACAGCACCGACGTGCAGGGTTCCCACGCGCATGGCGGCACCGCCGACTGGCAGGGCAACCACGCCCACAATGTCACTATCCCGGCGTCTGGCACCGGCGCCGCCGCTGGCGGCTATCAGGTCACCGGCCCGGTGTTCGGCAGCACCAACGTGGTCACCGACACCCAAGGCAACCATTATCATAACATCGGCACCGACACCCAGGGCGCGCACGGCCACAACATCAGCGTCAATGGCGCGCATCAGCACAACAACGCCTATTCCGGCAACCTGCAGCTCGGCATCTACGCCGACGGCGCGCACAGCCACCAGGTCAGCCTGCCCGGCGGCAACACGCCGCTGTCGCTGCTCAACCCGCTGCTGGTGTGCAACAAGATCATCTACGCCGGGCAGCAGGCGGCGAGCCTCGCGGTCACCGCGGACGTTGCTCCAACCCGGCAACGGCTGTCGTCACCGCAGCGTGGCGGCCAGCGGCTGATCGCCGCCTAGATGCCGCGCCAGACCCAGGCACCGCCGCCCGGGATCGTGCGCCAAGGTACTGCCGAGGCGACTCCGGGAATGTGGTTTGATTGCAATAACGTAAGGTTCAGGAACGGCCTGTTGCAGCCCACCGGCGGCAACGTCGCCGTGCCTAACGCGATCACCCCCGACACCCCGCGTGACGTGCTCACCTGGCACGATAACAATCACGTCCACTGGGCGGCGATCGGCACCGACACCAAGCTGTTCGCGTTCCGCTTCGACACCCAGGTGCTGACCGATATTACCCCGGCTGGGGTTCCCGCACTCGACCCGCCCGGTCCGCCGGTCGGCTTCGGGCTCGGCGACTACGGCACCAACACCTATGGCACCGCGCGCGATCCGGCCGATATCGGCCCGCAGGATGTCGCCGCCAATCAGGGCGATCGCTGGAGCCTCGACACCTTCGGCCAGGATCTGCTGTTCGTGCCGACCCAGGATGGCCACCTGTATCACTGGTCGCCCGCCACCCCGGCCACCGCACCGGACCTGATCGCCAGCGCCCCGACCATGAACCGCGGCGTGATCGTTACTGACCAGCGCCAGGTCGTCCTGCTCGCCGCCGGTGGCGATCCGCGCAACATCGCCTGGTCCGACCAGGAGAGTTATACGGTCTGGGCGCCCGGTGTGACCAACCTGGCGGGGTCGAAGTTCCTGCAGACCCAGTCCTATGCGATGTGCGCCTGCAAGACCTCGGCCGGCATCCTCATTTTCACCGCCAACGATCTGCATCTGATGAGCTACGTGGGTCCGCCCTACGCCTACGGCATCGTGATGATCGCCACCGGCTGTGGCCCCGCCAGCGCGCGCGCCGTGGTCGCCATCGGCTCCACCGTGATGTGGCCCGGATTGCAGACCTTCTGGTCCTGGGCCGGCAGCGTGAACCCGACGCCCTGTGCGGTCGGTGACTGGTTCTATTCGCTGCTCAACCGGCCCTATGTCGGCCGGCTGTTCGGCAGCCCGAACCCGACATTCAGCGAGATGTGGTGGGACTGGCCGGACGAGGGCAGCCAGGAGTGCAACCGCTATCTCGCGGTGAATTTCGCCGGCATGAGCATCAACCAGCTGGGCGCCGTGGTGCCCAATCGCACCTGGATCATCGGCCAGCGCGCCAGGTCGGCGGCCGATCCGACCGGCACCATGGATTACCCGGTGCTGGCCGGGCCACTGCCTGCGTGGCAAGGCAGCACCGCCTATGTGGTGAACGCCGCGGTGGTGAACGGTCCCAACGTCTATGTCTGCACGGTGGCCGGCACTTCGGCCGCGACTGGCGGTCCTGCCGGCACCACCAGCAGCATCCACACCACCACCACCGCCGCGGTGGCCCTCGGCGCCACCGTGCTGCCGCTCACCTCGGTCGCCGGCATGGCGGCGGGCATGCCGATCGCGGCTGCCGGCATTCCGGCCGGCGCCACCATCGCCTCGATCGCGGCGCTCAACGTGACGATCTCGGCCGCCACCACCGGCACCGGCGTGGCGCTCGGTGCCGCCGTCACCGTCACCACCACCGCCATCACCGACGGCAGCGTCACCTGGCAGTTCCACGTCGCCGGCACCGGCGGCAGCCTCTATCTGCACGAATACGGTTGGCTGGATAACGGCGCCTCGCGTGCCGCCCAGGGCGCGATCTACGCGCAGTCCGGCGCGATCACCATCGGCGAGGGCGACCAGCGGTTTCACGTGACACAGGTGATCCCCGACTACAGCGGCGCTGCCAATATGCTGGGCTATTCGTTCGACTTCTCGGAAGAGCCGATGGACACCCAGAACAGTTTCAACACCGGGCTTTACAGCGTCGTCCATAACGGGCTGATGGACGTGCGGTTCTCCGGTCGCAGCGTCGCCATGCGGGTCGAGGCTTTGCTAGACGGCGACTTCGCGATCGGCCGTCCCAGGCTGTTGATGGGCGCGGCGGGACGCCGCTGATGGCCTACGCCCCGCCCGCGCCATTCATCGCGCCGTTCTCTGGCACCGACGACCAGAAGTTCGCCATGCTGGCTGACGCGATCTCCCACAAGGCCGACCAGACCGCCGAGCCGGTGTATTCGGCGGTGATGCTGATCGCGCCCAACGGCAGCGTGTGGCGGCTTACCGTCGACGCCACTGGCGCCATCTCTACCGCCGCGGTGACGCGATGAGCGGCACGCTGCCCGAACCGCCACGGGACGCCAAGGCGCAGGTCGCCGCAGTGGCCGATCCGCGCAATCCCAAACACACGGCGTTCCTGGCCGCCGGCACCAAGCTGCCGAATATTCCCCCCAATGTGCGCGCCGTACACCGCCCGGAGGGTTCGCTGGTGACCACAGTGCCAGCGCATGCCCACGCCTTCGCCACCGCACCGCGCATCCACAATGGCCTTATGCAGCAGTTGCTGGGCTTGGTCCAACATAAGTCGGAAGCGGTTCGATCAGGGACGCCACAAGTGGTTCAGGGGGTCAACCGGCGGGGTGATGTCGTTCATGAGCAATTGGTGTCTCCGGCAGGCATAGCGCCGGCGGCTCGCCAGGCGAAGGACATTGCCGGCTCGGCGCGGGTGACCTCGATAGGCAAAGCGCTGCAGCGGCGCGTGAAGGGGCTTCTGGGGTGATGCTGACCGATGATGAAAAGCGCGCCCGTTTCGAGGCGTCGCTACGCTACGGAGGCAACACGCACAGCATCGAGGATGTGGTGCAGTTGGTCCGCGTTGGCCGCGCGCAATACTGGACGAATGGCGACGGCACGATCATCACCGAGCTGAATGCCTTCCCCAACCTCAAGACCGTTCATTTTTGGATCATTACGGGCGCGCTTCCAGACTGCCTGGCGCTCGATGCCGACATCAGTGAATGGGCGCGCGGCGAAGGCTGCACGTTGGCTACCGCTTCAGGACGCAAGGGTTGGGGCCGCGTCGCCGCGCCCTATGGCTGGAGACCGCACATGCAAACCTTCATTAAGGACTTGCGGCCATGATCTGGTCTGAAGGCGGCCAGCCTGGGCACCTGACGTTCGCCGGCCTGCGCGGCGGATCGAAGGGCGGCAGCGCCAACACGAGTTCCACCAGCGACACCAGCCAGAGCGGCAGCGTGCAGTTGCCGTCGTGGCTGGACAGCGCCTCGCAGCAGGCGGTCTCCGCGGCCTCGCAACTACAGTCGGAGAACTACGCGCCGCAATACACCGGCCAGATGGTCGCCGATCCTTCGGCGCTCACCAATCAATACTACGGTGCCGTGCAAGGTATGCAGGGCATGGGCCAAAATGCCTACAATGCGACGGGCAATGCCTACCAGGGCATGCTCGGGCAACTCGCGCCGCA